TTTGTGTCTTGGTCCTGGACTATCACAATTCATTCTTGCTCTAAAAGATTTTCTTGCTTTTGGATTTGATTTTCTTATTTTCATTCCTTTTTGGCCGAAGTTTACCTTAACAACATTGCCAGCTGGATTCTTAACATATACTTTAAATTTCTTTACATCACCTTGCATTGGTTTACCCAATTGAACACTTCTACCCTGATACTCTGCTTCATAAACACAATTGCAATTTGCTTCACTTAAATCTTTAGAATATGTTCTCATAAAGCCAATAAAATCTACCATATCCTCATCCTCTACATCATATTCTTCTGGTTCAACGTATCCGTAATTTACATCATCATCACTATTAATATCTTCGCTTACAGGAACGCAATTTGGCACCATCTTACCATTTTTCATTTTACCACCAACTTGCTTATACCCATCCCAACAATCTTCACATAATGCGTTAGCTTCTCCCTCATTACAAGTTTTCCATCCTCCACCTTTACCTTTGTAATTTTTTGCAGCCCATCCATTTGCGTATGCTGATGGATATACATCAAATTTAGATTTTGCTGCCGATTTAGATGCAGACCATTTAGCCGGGTCGGTTGGGCAATTTTTTTCTAAAAATAAATTTAGTCTTTCTTCTATGTTCATAGTTTCATTTTTTGGTTTTGTTGAAACATATATTGGTTTTTTACCTTGCCCACTACTATCTTTACCACCTCTTCCTGCATCATTTTGTGTATCTCTTTTTCTACGAGTTGCACTTTCTTTTTCTTTTTTACTCATTCCGGCTGCTTTTGCTGCAGGAACACATTTTGCATAACCTTTCTTTTCTCCCGAAGTACCACATGGTGGGTGTTTACCATCGACCTTTTTTCCGATGTTTACCCACTTTTCTTTAAACCATTTATTTAAGTCTTCGTTCATTTAGACTAGTTTCAATATATAAATATAAAAAAATTACTTTAGCAACCAAGTTAAGTTTTCAACCTGTCCTTTACCTAATTCCATTTCATATGGGTTCTTACTTAAATAGCCGGTTGATACAAATCCTTCGTACTGATTTATCTGAGAAGCGTTTAACATACTCTTAGTTAAATCAATTCCTTCTTGTCTTAAACGGAGTGCGGTATTACGAACCCAAAGTCCAATTGCCAATGCCATCGTAAGGTCATCATTGTAACCCTTCATAGCTTCAGCCCTACCACCATTCCAAATAAATGTAAATAACTCATCTATGAGTCTCTGTGAACGAATTAGGATATCCTTATCGGTCATATATGTATCTAATGCTGATATGATAAGAGGACGAGTTTTAGATGTTGTAGAAAATCCTGCAACCATTTGCTTTTCATCTCTATAAAACTTATTACTCATCTGCCTTTCAGTATCAATATATTTTAAATCATTACTCATATAGAATAAATTTCCATATCCTCTATTGATGATTTGTTGAATTGTTGCCCAACCCACATTTGAATTCTCTACTACTAATAGGGCGTTATTATATTCTGTTGCCAAACTTACTAAAAAGTTTCCAAAATCTTTTGTTTCAATTTTACCTCTATATTCTGCAACTTGTGAACTATCTTCGATATCAATTACTTGTACCGTTGAAAAATCGGCTCCATCTCCACGCGCAACGTCAGCGGATCCCATATATTGTCTATTATAATTGGGATGTTCCCATACCCATAAATTTCCATCAAATCCTCGCTTATCAACCGGCTCCATTATATAGGTATCTTTATACCAAGTCAATAATGCCGGGTCGATTACGGTATCACCTGAACCAATAAAGTCACAATCACATTCTTGTGCTGCTCCTTTAACTCCTAAGATACGAGTTTGTTCATCTCTCCATGCCTGATTTCTTTCAGGATGCTTTGTCCAATGTAGATTGATACAATTAAATCCATTTGCACCACTTTCACCTGCTACCCAAGTTTTATGAAAGAAATTACCCACACCATTTGGAGTAGATAATACAATTGCAGCTCCACCTGTTGATAGAGTTGATTGTGCTGATAACCAAATTTCATCAATATCTCTAATGAAAGCTGCCTCATCCACAACTAATAGGGATAGGGCTTCCGAACGTCCTGCATCCGGAGAACTTGCAATTGCTTTTACTTGAGAACCATTTTTTAATTTAAGGGAAAGTTTGTTATCTTCAACAGATGAACTTCCACCATCTCTTAACCAAACTGGTAACAAATCGTGCATAACTCTTACCTTTTCTACAAGGTTTTTAGCTACCGTTACTTTTGTTGCAATAACCAACGCATTAAAATCTTGATTGAATAACATCTTCCAAAGTATAAAGCCGGCAGATAAAGTTGATAATCCTAATTGACGAGATTTGAGGATAATGTTAAAACGATTATCTTTAAAATCAGTTAAACAATCCTCCTGGAAAGGATAAAGGTGAAAGGGTATTTTTCCTCTCACCGGGTGTTGTATAACACAATATTTCTTCATAAAGTAAATGGGGTCTTGTCCACATTTACGATATTCTTCAGCTATTATTTCCTTTAATGACTTCTTTGGTTGCCCTTGAACTGACATTATTTTTTGAATTTAATTTTCCAAAACACCCCACCACCAATGAATGGAGTTAATACTCCGTTTGTTCCATCAGTTCCAACTTTGTTAGCAACTCCTATACCTAATTGATATATTTTATCACTTTTAGATTTAATCAATACACCAGCTCCTAAATTTGCAACTACGTCTACTTTATTAAATCCACCCGTAAATCCATAATATACTTGGGTTTTAGGTAATTCTTTAACAATTGTAGTTTCTTTGATAATTCTTTGCTTAACATTAGCGTTGAAAGTTCTACCCCATATTTTATTTTGTGAGATTGTATCGGTTACGTCCACAGTTCCTAATGAATCAGGCAATACTAATACATCTTTGTATAATACTTTTGAGTAATAATCTTTTAATAATGCCGCTGTATCTATCACTGCGGGGATTATTACTTCTTTCTCAACGATTGTTTCGTGATAAATATCTTCACCCTTTTTAGTTACCACTTTTGTTTTAACTACTTCAACTGTATCAATTTCATGTTTGATAAGTTCATACTTTTTACCATCTACTTTTACAATTTCGCCAGTTCCTTTTTTGTTTCCACCACATTGTTGAAAAAGTACTATTGCAACTAAAAGTGCTATTGCAATATTTTTTAAATTCAATAATTTTTTCATATTTTATTTTTTAATCAATTCAGAATGATTTAGTTCAATCAATTTTTCTTCTAATAATGTTTTTCTATGAATCAATAATTCAATTGCTTCATATGCTCCATCTATATCTTTTTGTAAATCTTCTTTTACTTTTTCAATATCAACATCCCAAGTCCAAGTTTGCAATGTTCCATCTTCATTTAAAAATTCAATTTGTTTTGAAACACCACTCAAAGCCTCTTCATATCTATCTTTCAATTCCCTAACATAAGCTAACTTATTTCTAGTTATCTTATAATCTTCATAAAATGGATATGTACCATCTTCTTTTAATCCTTGTTCAAATTTAGCCAAACAGGTTGTACACATTCCAGTTTTACGGATTAATTTTTTATCCGCTGCACTATATTGAACAATTGTACAATCTTCTTTAGAACAATTACTTAATTTATTTAAGTAATCTCTAATATCATCCATTCTGGTTACATTTGTTTTGTACCCCTCTTTTTGCTCCCACTCTTTACCATCCTTATCGGTCCAAATTTCACCAACTTCTCTTTTCTTCTCAGCTTCACCTTCATAACCAAATTGTGTTTGATTATTATCCGTTCTTCCAAAAACCGTGTCAATAATGAGTTTACGAGATTTGTGCATCCCTTTTGATTTCTCATCAAAACTTTTTCTTTGTGCCATATTTCTATACTTTTATAACTGTTTCTTTATACTATATATATCAAATTAAGCGTAAAAAATACCAAGTATCTGATTAAGTGGTGCAAACGTACCTGTAAGATTGTATGTTTTTCCACCATAAAAGAATACTAATCCTTCACTAGCTACAATTCTATCTACTCCACCTAATTTGTTTAATCTTGCTAATTCTGCTTTTAATTTTGCTATTTGAGCAGGATTTCCTGCTGTTCTAACTTGGCTTGCAACTGATTTAAATTTATCCTTCATAGCTCTAATTGCTTTATCAGGATGTACAGTCAATACTGAACTAACAAAATCTAAAATATCTGCACCCACTCCTAAGAATATTTCTTCGAATGGTCTAATATTATCCTTTTGTTGTTTTGCTACATTAACTTTATCATTATTAATTGCCCAAGCTAAAATCTTTTCGTTTGTAATATTATTCTTATCTAATCTAAATGCCTTTTCACCAAATGCCCATCTTCTAACTAATGCATCTCTTGTCAATTTATCAACTTTCTCAGGTGATTTTGTATCTATAAAGTTTTCCCACCACGCTTGATGATAATTTGCTACATTATCCCCATCAGATAAACCAAATTGAGATTGTAATTTAGATAATCTACCTAAAT